GTCGAGAACGCACGGCTGCGAGATTACATCAATGCCTTGCACGACTTTCACAACGCCTTCGGCTTCTTCACGGCTGAGGCACCCGGCAGGCCGCACCTCTGGGAAGTGTGACCATGACCCGCACCCGGCACGACACATCGCCCCAAGCACAGGCCATCCGCGCCGCTGGCTTTGTGCGCGTGCCGGGAGGCATGTGGTGTAAACCTGAGCAGCTTGAGTTGATCCTGTATATGCTCCAGCAAAATCTAGACGAAATAAACGCAATAAAGGACCGATACGATGGCACCACCACGTCGTCACATTACTAAAGATATGCTCATAGCTTGCCGTGAAAAGGGCTGGCATCTGACGCTTGCCGCTGCTCACCTAGAAATGCACCGATCCAGCGTTGCCGCCGCCTGTGAGCGTTTCGGCATCGTGCTGCCCATGCACAGCTTCTCGCCGCAACGTGTAAGCAAGAAAAGCAAGGTGTGGGTTGATATCTGCGACGGCGAGACAAAGCCAAAGGTCAAGCTGTCGTCCAGCAAGGCGGCAATTGAGCGGGCCTTGGAGAACATCGCGCGGGAAAAGCGGTTGCGGGCCGCAGGCTGACCCGCTAACTTGAATTGCGAGGGGCGCACACAAACAAGAAACCGTCACGGGTTGCTTTGTGTTGGTCAGGATCAGACTGCGCTACGGCTTATCTCAACCATCGCGCCCCTCGCGATCTTATGCTTTCAGCCAGCCATAAATCTTCTCGGTTTCCTTCTTCCGATGGTCCAAGCCGATATAGCCGCCGTTCACACGCTTGGTGATCTGCTTGATCGTGTCTTCGCTCACGCCCTTGTCGGCGATGGCGAAAAGGCCATTTTTCTCGAAGAACCACATGGCCGTTTCCATCGCATAGTCAGTCTCGACCAGCGACGGGTTTTCCATGACATCAGGCACGCGCATATCAGAGGCAAAAGATCGGTAGTTGTCCTTGCCCGTCAACTGCAAGAAGCCTCGTCCAATCCAGATGTGGCCTTCGCCTTCTGCGTTGCCCATGCGCCCAGAGTAAACCTTGTCAGCCAGCGCCTTGGGATTGCGGGCATAGGGTGCAGCCTCTGCCACGCTCTTGAACCGCGACGGCCAAACCTTGCACATGGTCTCAGCGGAATAATTGAGGTTCTCACGGGTCAGTTTGAAGCCTCCGCTTTCGTGGCTGGCCTGACCGAGCAGGTGAGCGCCACGCTCAGGAGACAGTTGGTAGTGCTTGGCAATAGCCCGCGCTGTGTTAGGGCCAAAGGCACCATCAGCGGCAACGCCACACTTTTCTTGCAGCTTCTTCATTGCGTCAGACATTGTGCTTACTCCTCGCACCAAGATTGTTTTGCTTCACCATTGTAGGGACGCGCCAAGCCCGCAGAGATTAGGCTGTCCGACAGGCTGACCCCGTCGAAAACCACACTGCCCAGCACACGGCCACCATACTTATCCCATTTGAGAAGATAGACTTCTGTCTTCGTGGCCTCGGCCACCGCACGCTTTGTGAACCGCGTTGCTTCCACGGCCTTCTTGGCTTCGGCTTCACACTGAGCGCGAGGTGCTTTCTCGGGTGTATCGATACCGATCACACGGATCGACAGCTTGGGGGGCAGAGGCGCGGGCAAGAAGTCCACCGCGATCTCGACCGTGTCGCCGTCGATCACGCGGGTGATCTCATACTGGTCAGCCAGCGCGGGGGTGGCCGACAGGAGAAGGATGCCAAGCCACTTCATTTCTTGGGTCTCTTGATCGGCACCTTCTTCGTGATGGCACCAAGCACAGCTTCTTGCGCCATGTCTTTGCCCATCCCGCCGAGCAGGTCACCCACGTTACCAGTGGCTGCAATCTTAATCGCATTCTCCACCGGGTCAGGCAGGTTTACCTTGTCCAGCACGGCATCAACCACCTTTTCCTTAACCTTGCGGTTAATCATTATCCCAATCATGCGTCCGATCATTCGGTATACTCCTGTGGAGGGGGCGCGTCATCTTCGCTGCCACGTTTGCGGTTGTTGCCTGCGGCCATCACGCCGCCCAAGGCACCAGTGATGAAGCTGGCAATGGGGGTAAGGATGGAAAACAGCGCACGGTCGTTCTCTGAACTTTCACCCAGCGGCTGGGTCACGAATACCAGCGAGTACAGAATGATGAAGATGCTGCCGCCAAGGATCAGGGTCAGCGAGACGCCGATGAAATAGCGCAGCTTGGCTTCGAGGAAGTCAGGATCGTTCTTGCTCATGGCGCGGCCCCTCCCGTCAGATCAGTGGCGCAGTTTTTGGTTCGAAGGCAGATCGGCGGCTTGCACTCAATTGCCTCCCAGTTTGCCGGGTCTTGGCAGGGGTAGCGATAAAAGCCGTCGCCGCTGAAATAGAATACCAATGCAATACCAATTGCAAAGGCAGGCCATATCCAGTGTTCAAGTGACATTACCACCTCCCCAAATAGCGGCCCCAGAAGTATAGACCAAAGCCCGCAATGACGCTTGTCGCCAAGATGATACCCGTCCAAAGCGCAGCTTCTAAGATGCCTTCGATCAGTTCCTTGCGGCGATAGACTTGATCTTGCTGCTGCTGTCTCACACGGCGCTCAATGGCCTGAAACTCAAGCCATGCGTCTTGCCCGTAAGTATATGATATTAATTGCATTAATTCCTTCCGCTGTTGCTGGCACTGCTTCTGCGCGGCGAAAATATCAATGGCACTCTTTTGACTTCCGCCGCCGAACAGCGTTCTGAACGCACCCGGCGGTTCGTTAGCCTTCTGGGCTGCATAGGCGATGTCAGAGACGGCCTTGCCCCACTCTGACAACTGCGAAGCCATGTCTTGGATTTCACGGCCAGCCGCAATGCCTTGCTTCAGCAGGCCGAAAGCCTTGCTGCCGACAGAGATGGCCATGCCAATGCTGACGGGATCGAACATCTACAGGCTCCAGAACGTCGGGCAGGGAAACAGCGGATGGACCGCCAGTGCTACGTCCGCAGTATACCTGCAAATCTTCACAAATACCATGCGCCCGTCGATCCAAAGGTGGGTATAGGCCACCCAGATCAACGGCGCAGTCACTTTGCCAAGCTTCTCAGAAGCGCATCGATCTTGTGGTCGAGATTGTCGATCCGAGCGATCAGCATGTTCATGCTGGCCTGCACGTCGGTCTTCGTGACGTAATCCCGTGCCATCTCCTCGCGTGTGCGATTGAGCAAGATTTGAAGGCGCTGCACCTCGTCGGAATGCCCCTTCAATATCCAGCCGACGAGGGCAAGGATCGCTGACAGCCCGACGTTCCAAAGAATTTCAGGCGGCATGTGCTAACCCCAAGGTTTCGTACAGATCATAGTCGCGTTTTGCTGACTGCTCAAATGCAGACACCGCCTCTGCGGATAGATCAAGAGGAACATTGCGTGAGACGTTGTGCCGCTCTAGAGCGACCCTTGCACCGCAGGCTTCGCACAGGTGATCGACGGCATGACTCAGGTTTTCGTATCGGTAAAGATGCTCAACCGCCTTGCCGTTGCGCGAGACATAGGAATACTGATCCCTCAGAGGCTCAGGCCACATGTGCTGCCCACGAATGTAAGCCCAGACAAACTGCTCAAAAGACTTTGAGTGCAGCCCCCAGATCGAGTCTGTTCGCGCAAAGTATGGCGAAAAGCGGAGATATTTGTAGTAACTCTCCATCCAAAGCAAAGGGTGCCGAATGACGGCCAAGCACGGATTAGGGGAGCGATCTTTCACGACATCCACCGGGTCGTGCTGGTGCGGCTTGTGGTTTGTCGCATACGGAGAGAAGGCCTGCTCAATGGCAATTGTGGCCGTCTTTGGGACAGCCACAAAAGACAGATTGGGCAGGTAGAGCGTCATTACATAAACGCCGGAAGATCAGGCCAAGTCACTTCAAGTGGAAAGCCTGATTGGTCCGTAATGTCCAGCAACGCACGACGATAGGCGGCGACCTCTGCTTGTTGTTCAGAGGAAAGGTCGGCCCAACGCAGAGAGTTAGTGACGAATGGATCGACAAACCCAGTAAGGAGTCTGCTTCTTTCGCTGCGAATATTCAGGGCTGCGACCTCTGGATCGACCGGGGCTGGGGGTGGAGCGGTGAAGATACCGTCAGAAAATGCCCACCCGATGTCTACAACTGCATCGTCAGCAATTGATTGTGCTTCTATAGACTCTGGAAAATCTGCCACACTGTCGGCCAGAACCTTATTCTGGACAATGCCGTTTGAGATGATCGCATATGTGGGCATGGTTATGCTCCTTAGTAGACAAAGATTACGCAGCCGCCAACGCCGCCAGAAGCATTCACGCTGCTACCAGTTTCGGGTCCACCGCCTGCTCCCGGTTGGTTCGCACCTGTAGCAGAGTAGGTTATTGCAGCCGTTGACGAAGTAGCCGGGGGGCGGTTGAAGTTTTGACCGCTGAAAATAAGGGATTCTTCCACCAGAGGATTACCTAAAGGCAAGGCACCCCAAAGGGAGCTAAAAGCAACATTGTTTGACACATTGGCACCAGTGGCTGTCCCATCAGCCCCGGTAGTCCCTGCTTGAGCTGAAGTTGCGGCGGTTCCGCCCACACCGCCAGTGCAAGAGATTGCACCAGTAGTTGTCGTCCCACCAGTACTCCCAGTGCCAGCGTTATTACCAGCACCGCCAGCGCCAATAGTGTAGGAAATCGTGGTTCCCGGCGTTTGGCCTGTCAGGTAAGAAATGGCTTCAGCGCCATGACCACCAAATCCTCCCGTTCTTATAGTAGGATTTCGAGTTCCGCTGTTATAACCACCACCACCACCACCACCCCCGGCAACTGCAAGGACATAGAGTGATGTGACACCAGCGGGAATAGTAAAGCTACCAGTTGCCGTGGCGACACTAATGTTCTGAAGGCCCGTCAGAGCAACAATGGCCTGCGCCGTCCGCAGAGGCGTCATCATTTTGGTGTTGTTAGTCCCTAGTTCTGCTTCTGCTTGAGTTGCGATTGCAACGCCGCCACTAGCCGTAAAAGTCCCGGCAGTTTCATCAAACACGCCAATCGAAATCCAAGCCGAATTGGCCTCGTTTCTCTTCCAGAGCGTGTTGGTGTCCGTCTCATACCAAAACATGTTGGCGATGGTCGTGGCAGGCGCGGTGGCACCGCTGTTCTGCGATGCGATGGCTTGGAAAAGGTTGTTGAGATCAGCCCGCGCTGCGGCTGAACCTTGGTTGTCGATCACATAATCGTGCTGTGCCATCTGTCACCTTTAGTATTGGACGCGGGCCGTCAGCCCAGTGATGCTTGGCGTGACGCCAGCCGTGGTCGAGATCAACTCTACCTTGAATTTGAAGGCGCGTCCATAAAAGTCGCCAGCCTTGAACCGCTGCCATGCCGACCATGTTGGAGTGCCAGCCGGGTCTTGCTCTGTCACGGATATGTAAGAGACGACATCAACGTCGGCGATGCCTGACGAGCCGCTCCAATCATCCCAGAAACCGGGCCAAGAATCCCAAAGCACATTGCTTGGGAACATGGTGTCCCAATTGGTCGAGTTTGAATCCAAGCGGACAAGGTTGATATCAACCCGCGACCGAACACGGCGAACCGCGCCAGTGTCAATGTAGCCAGTGAATTCGTAGGTTGCCGATGTGGGCGCTGGCGATGTGGTCGTGATCCGCAATGAACTGGACGTGACAGAGCAGCCCGTTTTGGTGCCGGGAAAGGTTGGGCTTTCGGTGTCCGTCAAGTTGTTGGTGAACGTCTCCAGCGCCGCCGATGGCACGACGATGCTAGTATAGTTCGAAGATGCGTTGCCCGTCTTGTCATAGGCCTTGATCATGTATGTGCCGGGGCGCGTCGGCACGGCAACAGATGTAGCCGGGCGCGACACCTTGGGAACCGCCGTCGTTGCACTGCCGAAGGTCGCGCCAGATTCCTCAAGGGCGTGTCGGACAAGGTAATAGGACAGGTCAAGACTGCCGAGGGCATCCCAATCAAGATTGAGGGTGCCACCGTTGAGGTTCACCGAAAGGTTTGCAACATCGTCAGGCTCTGTCGAAATGCCTGCTACTTGGAAGTTGGATACAGTGTTCCAAGCAGACTTGACGCCAAGCTGGCTGATCGACCTTGCGCGGATGTCGTAAAAATCTGCCGTCACATCGACCCACTCATAAATTCCGAGAGGTCCAGAGCCGATAGGAACAAATGCCGATGCAGGGTCGGATGACAACTTGCCCTCAATCTCAACCCGGTCCACAAACAACTCATCCGTGACCGTTGCCGTGATCCTAATGACCGTGGTGATCTTCTCGCGGTAAACCCGGTTTTCATAGAGCAAAGACAAGCCGACAGTCTGCGTGATGTAGGAACTGGGCAGATTGGTATTGTTGGCTAGGATTGCGCTTTCTTCAGCAGCCCAATCAAAGGCGGCTTCGCTTGTCTCGCGCAGTTCCAGCCTAACCCGCAGATCGCCAGCCTCGCCGTCAGCGAAGAAGGACCAGCCGACCACCTCAAATTCCTTGGCCGACCAGCCATATCGATCGATGGTCATTGCAACGATGTCGCCGACCTGAATGCTAAAGGCCGCCAAACCGAAGTCTGCCGAAAGCACCATCTGCTCACGGCCACGGAAAAGCGTCATCTTCGCAATGCGCTGGGCGGTGGCCGCGGATGTCGTGAACGGCAGCGCAAGATCAATCGGGCTGTCAACGCCGTTGTCTTCGGCCAAGAACGTGGAACTGGTCCGCTTGGGATAGTCAACGACGACATAAGACTGAGACGCATCGTTGAAGGTGCCAGTGACCGAGTTGAAGATGCTGCCCATCGAAATGCGCGTCTGCAAAGAGATCGGCCCGCGCAGATCGTCCAGCGTCAGCGTCTTCACAGGCGCTGTATAGTAGCCGACCTTCAACTGCCATTCGCCTTGCCCCCAGAAGGTGGTGCCAGCGCAGGCAGTCATCATCTTCTGCAAGACATCTCCCGGCGTCATGTCAGCCGTAATCACACCGTTCATGGTGTATCGCTTTTCGGTACCGCCGACAGACAGAGTGACGTTCTCATCGCACACGTTAGCCGACGCCGTGAACGTGGTGTCATTGACAGACGGGTCGCCCAAGCCTTGGCTGCTTGTGATGTAATCGCGCACGCAGAGGGCAGCGTTGGCAGAAAATGCCGTCGTGGCTGTGCGCGGGTCATAGACCTTCTTGCCACGGACAACTGCGGTGAACAGCGGGATGCCGTTGGGGAACACGTCGGTGTCGTATTCAAGCCTGATGTACAGATAGGCGATGCCTCTGCCGATGAAGTTGCTGTTGATCTGGCTGCTTTCGGAGAGCAACAGCGCAGGGGCTGTCGTCTGTGATCCAGTGTATTTGACGATGCGGATCTTGCTGGCCCAAGATTGAGACGTGACAAAGCCGCCGCCGTTGATGGTCGCCACCTGATCATCGATGTACACATCATCGATGGCCTCGACCTCATGGCCAGCCAGCGTCAGGATGATGTGGAGGAACTTGTTGTTCGCCCCGGTCGCCTCAACGTAGGTGATCACGCCGCCTTTTCTGACGGTGCCGTAGACATAATCATGCGGCGCGTCGGCCTCGCGGGTGTTGATCAGCGTGCCTCGCAGGTCGGAGCCAGCGGAAGGTCTTGGAGTGAGCGCAGACATCGCCCAAGACGTGACAACAGTGGTGGCGAAGTATCCAACGGCACCAATGAGAAAGATTGAACTTGTTTGCACCCCGATGGTAGCAAGGATTGCGTTGCCAATGGTGATAGGATCACGCACCAAGTGGCCGGGATAAGAAAGGCTGGTCGTGCCTGTTAGCAGCTTTTTAAGCGGCGTCATCTCTCACCCATGCGCTGTCGATTGTCTCTATGGGCCAATATACCACGCCAGACGCAGAAAGAAATGCCGCGCTTGAGCCGACAGAAATGCCGAATCCAACACCAAGGTAGCCCGCCTCGACCATGCCAGCACTGCCGATCACAAGAGCGCCTCTCGGCGGAACATTGTGTGCCTGCGTCAGCCTATCTTCCAGCATCTCATCAACTGTCTGGTAGCCATATTCGCGCCTGATCTGCGATCTGGTCAGAAGCTTGCCGCCGTTCATATAGCGGTGCAAGAGATCGTCGGCCCAGCCTTTGCCGTACATGGCCCTGAAGGCATCATTGGTGAAGATGAGGCAATCCCATGCGCCCCATTCAAACGGCTTGCCGCTGATGCCACGCAGGAAGGCATGAAGGCGCTTTATGTGGTAGTCCTGCGGCCCCATGGAATTTGCTTGTCCTGAAGGTCAGCCACGAAGCTGAAGAAGGTGTCCGTTGGATACCGAGACTTCTGGCTTTCGTGCGTGTATCTGCGGCTGCGCGGGCGATTCAATTCGACCAGCTTGCTGTCAACCACCAGCGAGATGGTGGATGTCTCACCGCCATCTTCGATCTGCATGGTGTTCATGTAGCCGCCGAAGACTTCGACGAAATCGTTTACATCTGTCACGCCCCATAGAATGCGGCAGGAGCGGCGCTGATAAGGCTCTGACAGGGCTAGCGCGACGATGCTGCTGCTGATGCCGTCCAGCGTAATGGTGGCCTGCTTGGCCGACAGATTGTTGACCTCTTCTAGGCCGCTGATCGCCAGCAACGTGCCAACGCCAACATAGGTTTGACCGTCAATCGTTCTGTCGCCATACCCGGTCCACAGCCTGACAGACCCGCTGTCGAATGACATTTCAACCGCGTAGAACGGGCTGACAGTCGGCTGGGCCAAGGCCGTCAGAATGGCGGCTGGGATCGACCTTGCCATTAGACAGCCTCCATCGCCGTGAAGCTGATGCCATAAATGGCCGCTTCGTTGACGCTCCAAGACGACTCATTCGATGCAAGACGCCAGCGCCCAACAGTGTTGCCAATGGTCACAGCGGCATTGTCTGCCGGGGCAGTTCGAATGTGCGGCCAGAGCGTCAGCGTGGCGTTGCCAGACGAGTCTGTATCAACCTGCTCAAGGACTTTGTGCAGCGTTGCCGTCGAGCCGCTGCCAAGTTGGATGTAGTCACCCGGCAAGAGGTATCCAACTTCGTCTGGGCTGGCACCGTCGATCACAAGTGATGCACCTGTCTGGCTTGCGCCATTCACAAATGGGCCATACCCAGCAAAGATTGGCTGGTAAGATGTCATCACTGATCCAGCCTCAACCTGAGCGCCCCACATAAGGACAGACGACACGCCGTCACCCGTATATGATGTTGTTGTCGTATCTCCTTGATATAGCCAAACATCAAGGCCAAGACCTGTGGCCGCAACGCTTGTCGTACCAACACACCAGACCCGATACCAGCCATTACCAACAGACTCAAAGCCTCTTGTTGAGCCGGGTGTGACAAGTTGGTTTGTGTTGAAGTTAAAGACGGCATCATTAATAAGACCAGCGCTGTCGCTTGCTCTAAGCCTTATTCTTTGGGTTCCACCCGGAACCTGTTTCACATAGATGCTCCAAACATAAGAAGTTGAAGGGGAGCAACTCACAAAATCTGTAATTGTGTGAGTGCCGGTATCTGTAGTCTCGACAAGAGCATCAGCAGATGTGACGCCATCTGGGGAGACACCAGCATCGGCTGTAATAGTTGTGCGGGTTTTCGTCCACACAGCATTGTTGAATTGCTCTGTGTAGAACAAAATGTTCTTCTTTGACGACAAAGCCGTGCCGCGTGGAGTTTTGCACAGAGGATCTCCCATCGTGAACGTGCCAAGCTGCCCGCGCAGGCTCACCAGCCAAGCCACCCATTGCTCCGCATCAGCCCGCTTCATGGGCGGCAGGGTCACGTCGGCCTGCCACATCTGGCCGGGATAGGCGAAGGCTTGTCCAGCGAAGGTGAACGGGGATCGGCTGTAGGCCACCGCGTTGGTGGCCCGCAATTCGATGGCGCGAAGCCCGGTGTGCGACGGCAAAGCCAGAGGATAAGAGATCGTCATGCGTAGCCCATCCCGTTCACGCTGCGGCGCTGTGCGTCGAACACGGCTGCCTTGGTGCTTTCAACAATCTTGGGCAGCATAGCTTGGATCTCGGCCCGCGTCACGCCAGCGCCGAAGCTGATGCTCTGGTTAACCGTGACGCCGCCGCCGCCCATCTGGTGATTGGCAACGACCTGAGAGTTGCGCGACGGCACAATGATCTCTGGCCCCTTTTCACCGACCAGCACTGGCTTGTTGCCCGTCACGCCGCCGCCGTTCCATGCGGTGTCAAGGAAGGGGGCAAGAGACGGGAAAGCTTTGCCGACAAAGCCCATGATTCCGTTGACAATGCGCTGCACCACCAAGACCTCATAAAGCTTCATAATGATGCTGCGTGCCATGTCGCGGAAAGCGTCTTTGACCGACTTGGTGCCATCGACCATCGACATGAACGCGCCTGAGAAGGCCGATTTTATCGTGCTGGCGATCTCCTTTTGCTGCTCTGCCAGCTTGTTCAACCGATCCATTTCGGTGATCTGTCCGACCAAGCTATTGAGAGCAGTGTCGCCATACTTCTGGTAATCCAAGCCAAGGGCCTGAATGACGCGCTGCTGTGCCTCGGTCTTGCCGAGGAGTTCTGTTTCAAGAGCAAGCTGCTCTCGCAGCGTTTTCATGGCGTCAGTAGCGCCGCCGCCGCCAGATACAGTGTCGCTGTCACGGTCAGCCGCAGCCCTGTCCCTTTCCAACTGCGCGCGGAAGCCGTATGGATCGAGTTCTGGTCCCTGACGCCCCAAGCCTCTTCCTGCTCCAACAGCAGCAGCCTGTGCGGCAGCGGCAGCGGCAGCGGCGTCTTCGGAAAGCGCCTGAGCCTGCCTACGCAAGGCCCCATAAAGTCCATATCCCTCCATCAGTCGCTGATTGAAGGACTCTTGACTCTTAATATATTCAGCCTGAGCAGACTGAATTGCAATCATTTGCCCATAAATAGCCTCGCCTCTAGCAATGCGCTGGATCTCAGCCTCTTTGGCGGTTCGAAGTTCGACCTCCTTGTCGTAGACAAGACCCTTCTGGATTCCAGCGGAGACAGATAGACCACCATTCAGCATGCGCTGGGCTTCGTTGAGTGCCTGAAAAACTTGAAGCTTTTCCTCAATAACTCGCAACTCCTCTTTGCGAGTTTGAAACTCCTCAATCGCAGCATCTCTGGAGAACATCGCAGCTATCTGCTGAAGGCCAGTGGAAGCCCCGCTTGTCTCCGTTGTACGAAGTTCTGTCAAAAGTTGTCTGAGTCTTTGTACCTGAGACTCCAAACTCTTGATTTCATTTTCAGTCAAATCGGCGATAGAATCGCCGAATCGAAACTGGTCAATTGCATCTTTGGCGTTCTGGATGGCCGCCGAAAGCTTATCAAGAGACTCAGCATAACGACCAACTGAGGCACCAACAGCAGAGGCAGACTTCTCGGCGATAACAGAAAAAGCAGCAAAAACTGCCACCGCAGCGCCGACAACAGCACCAATTGGACCGAAGATCTGCAAGAATTGCGGAGCCTGCTGACCAAAGGCCTGCATCTTATTGGTCCCGTTGGCCACTTGAACAAAAAAGTCGCCGATCTGGAAACCAGCTTGCTGCAAGCCGCCAAGCGCAAACTTACGAAACTCTTTTGTGGTGCCAGCAGTTTGGTTGCCAAGCTTTCTGGTGGCAGCAGTTGTGTTGTCTAGCTGCGTTTGAACAGCCTTCAACGGCGCGGTCGCGCGGTCAACGGCCAGCAACTCAAATACGAGTCTTTCGCTCATTTTCCTCGCGCTCCTTTATGACGGCAAAGTATGCCATCCATTCATTATACTCATCAACAGAGATTTGCTCAATCTCAGAGATGGTTTTGCCCAACCTGTCTGCCATCGCTATCAGGTTGAGCCTGAATGGATTGCCCCTTAGTTTTTTGCGTGGTCCTCAATGCTACCAGCATTGAACACTGCGCCGAAAACCTTGGCGATGACGCCGACAGGTTCGCTCATCAAGATCGGCTTGTCTTCCAACGTGAAGGCCTTGTCACCCTTCTCGTCTTCACACTTTTCGATCAGCATTTCGACCATCGCCCCGAGGGTCGTGTTGGTCAGGAAGTCCTTGTACTTCCGCTGAACCTTTTCGATGTCCCGTGCGCTGACAGACGTAAAGAAGAGGCGAAGGGGGGTTTCCCCCTCGCCCCATTCTTCCACATCAACGAAGCCGCGCTGTTGCTCAGCCCGCTTGGCTGCGATGCGTTTTGCGATGCTCATTAGACAGCCGTCGCTTGCGTCAGAGCGCCAGTGCCTTGGACCGAGATCGACATCTCAATCAAGCCATCGTAGGACGCCGAAATCGAGCGGCCAGTGACCAGCGCGGTCCCGGTGTAGTAGATGTCACCAGTGGTCGAACCTTCGGGGTAGAGGTTCAGCGTCACGGATGCACCGATGGTCAGAGCGCCTTGGCCCGTGGTATCGGTTTCGTCCCACAGAACGTCAATGGTCCCGGTGTAAGTCGTCAGAGACGCCTTAAAGGTGCGGGCGCTGTCGCCCATCGTGGTGTCGTCGAGCGTGTCAGCCGACTGTTCAATCGAATACGACCGAATTTCGGCAATAGCGTTGGCTCCGACTTTCACGGTGCCTTCGCTGCCAGCGTGCGTAGCCATAGCAGGAGCCTCCTTTTATCTGGCTGTTTCAACGTCGGTTAAACTGGTGACGTAACGAACAGAGAATGTCAGCGTAGCGATGCCGACAGGCTGTTCGGTTTCACCAGAGAAATCGATGCTCGTTGATGTTAGCACCGATTCCTTCGCAATGCCACCGAGCGTGAAGTCTGCTCCGATAGCTTCTTCGATCTGCACGGCGATGGCGTCAATGGCGCTATCAAGCGATGCAGTTGCATTCTCATAAACGGACACAGCGATGTCCACGGTGCGGTCAAGCGACTTGGAACCCATCGTCGCGCCCATCGTCATCAGGCCGGAGGATTCGCTGCCAATGGTCACCGTGATCGCTGGCAGCTTTGCCTGCGTCAGGGGGTAGACGCGCGTGGCGTAGACCCGGCTCGACACCAGCGTGACACCAGCCGTCAGCAAGGTCACGAACTGATCGCGGATCTGCTTGCGGACGTGAGACATCACTGCTTCTCCAACTGAACCACAGTGACACCAGTGCCATCATGTATCCATGCACGCACCTTATAGGTTACGGCAGAGATTACCATCGTTTGATCTTCAGCAATCGACGGCACGTCGGATGTGCGGCATGTCAGGCGAGGCTGCTCTTGGTGAACAGAGACGAAACCGCCCGCGTCAACCGGGACGGTTTCATTGTCAAAGATGCCTTTGATCGTCGTGCTGTTATAGGTCACCGACACAGCGAACTCGTCGATGTTGAACAGCGTCAGCAGATCGGCGGCAAGGGGCAGAGCCATGATCAGGCCTTCTTCCCACGCTTGGCCAGTTTAGGGCCGTCGCTGTCTTCCAGAGCCACGCTGCGGTCAACAGTCTGCGTCATCTCGCGGGCCTCGCAGGCCTGCACGCGGTTCATGGCGGTCAGCGCCTTACCCTCCTGTTCGGAGAGTTCGACGATGTCGCCAGCGTTGCGGGCTTCACCGCCAGCCACGCAGGATTTGAGGATCAGGTAGCTTGCCATTTTAACCTCCTGTTGAGGTTGGGGGCGACCTAAGCCGCCCCCATTCCATTTCAGTGTCATTAGACGCCGTCGTTGTTGTAGGCGAAGGACACAGCATGGCGAACAGCCACATCCATCGTCTGGAGGGCGCGGACGCGAACCGTACCCGAGGACGAAGCGGTGTAGGGATCGACCAAGATGTCCAAGCCGCCGTACATGCCGATCAGCAGGTCAGCGAAGTTGCCGAAGAACAGGTCGCCAGAGGTGACTTGGTTCGACACAATCGCGCGGTAACCGTTGATCGTGTTGCCGGGCTGCTCGACCACGAAGAGGCCTTGGCCGGAAGCCTTGGCAGTGGTCTTGAGTGCGCCGTACATGCCTGCGGGCAGGATGTAGGCGAGGTTGCCCAACAGAGCGTTGTCCTCGGCCACAGCGGTTTCCAGAGCGACGACTTCAGCGAAGGTCGGGCTGGCCGCAGCAAACGAGGTCGGCTTGTTCACGCCGGAGACGTTCTTGATGCCAGTGGGCTGGCCCGAGGAACCAGAACCCTGAAGAGCGCCAAGGTCGATGGCCAAAGCGATAGCGCGCGACAGGTCGTCACGAACCAAAGCTTCGATGTCCGGCGAGGACTGCATCATCATAAGACGGGTGATGTCGGTGAAGGCACCGAGGGTCTTCGGGGTCATAGTGACCTGACCGAAGGTCGGTTCCGATTCCGAAGCCGCGCCACCTTCCGTCGAGATCCAGCCAGCGGACGAGCCAGCAGTCTTCTTCGGAATGGCGACGTTGCCCTTGAGGCCCGTCAGCATGGTTGCACCAGCTTGCATCACCGACGAAGCGTTCCGCAGAACGTCGATGAAGTCGCCGCCACGGAAGTCCTGAGCGATAACGCCCGAGTCATCAGTGGTGTTCAGGTCACGCTTTGCCCACGAACGCAGAACGTCGGTCGGGATCAGCAGGCCTTTTGCGTCGGCACCGATGGCGCGCTGGGCAGCAGCCGAGGCTTCGAATTCGAAGCGGGCTTCTTCCTGTGCGCGGAAGTCGGTCGGGTTCGCCATAGCGCGGATAGCAGCCATGAGCGAGAACTTACGGACTTCTTTCTGGGTCAGGCCGATGTCAGCCGAGGTGTCCAGCGGCTTGTTGCCAATCGCTTCAAGCAGTTCACCACGGAATTCCGCGAGAGAACGGCCAGCGGCGATGGCTTTGTCAGCCAGATCACGCTTGTTGTGCGAAGCGCCGAGACGGATCATCTCAGCAGCATCTTTGGCGGCGGCGCGGGCAGCTTCGGCCTTGACCGCTTCCAGATCAAATTCAGCCATTTTGGCCTCCTTGATAGGGGTTGCAGGGATAGAGGTGGTCAGGTCGTCAGCCGCCGATCTACCCACGCCGACTGTCCTGTCTGCGGGAATGGAAACGATGGAAACTTCCATAGGCATCCAAGAAGTGGCCCGGTACGTTTCCTTGCCCTCCTTGTCGAGTTTGTTGATCTGATAGCCGACCGAGATGTTGGCCCGGATGCCATCAGTCACATCATCGAAAACCTCTTTGGCCAGCCCGTTTTTCCCAAAACGAGCGGTCGCACGGAGACGCCGTGCCGAGCCATCCAAGGTAACCGATTCTACAACGCCGATCTGCTTGGTCGGATCGTGATCCAGCAAAAGCGGCGCTCGACCAGAGTTCAAGAACGACAGATCGATGCTGCCAGGCTTGTGGTCGAGGATTTCAATACCGAAAGAACGCTCAACAGGCTCTTCCGAGGAGACAGCGATCTTCACGCGGCGCGCATCAGTGTCGATGACCTGATCCTCAAACGCCATCGCGCGGGTTTCGATGCCGTCGCGCGAATACCGAACTTCCTCCAGTTCAGGCTCTTCCTGAACCTCGGTCGGCTCGACGTGTTCTTCTTCTTGCATGGCGCTGTCCTCCATTTCACGGGCGATCATATCAAATTCACCCCCGTCTTGCATAGAGCGCGCTTCATCAGTCGCAGGCTCAAACTGGATAGGCTCGAAGTCGTTCCGCTTCAGCCATGCCTTCGCCTCGGCGACCGTGTAGAACTGCACGCGGAAACGGATCGCTTGGATCTCGCTGGTGCCGTCCTTGATGCCGAAGATGTAGTCAACGCCACGGCCACCGCCATTGTTGCGGCGGCGGAAGCTGTCATACTGGCGAGGATCTTTGATGCGGGCCGCATGCTCATTGGCATAAGGGCGCGCACCAGCGGCCCGATCCTCGCTCATGTCTTCCTCGTCGTCATCGTCCTCGACATCCTCGACAATGTCTTCGGCCCAATCATCGCCAGCATCCCCGCCCCACAAGGCCCACGCGATGCGGCCATTGGACGGGTAACCCTCTTCGCCGGGGCTGAAACCCTCGGCTTCCTTGTCAACGCGATGGCGGGCGAAGAAACTCCGCATGCGCTTGACCGTGTCCAGCGACAGGTTCTTCCCGTTCACGATGTCACGCGCGCGGGCGATGCCAACCTCGGTGCCACCGCGCCCGAACTCACGCCGCCAATCAAGGCCGCGCTGGGCTTCCTCTTTCATGCCGCCTGTCGGTTCATACGCCATTCGAGTTGTCCTCCACTTGAGCCTCGACAGGCAGCTTGGTGCCGAAAGGCTCATAGGCCATCGACAGGCCGAACTGGGCCGCCATCTCTTTGTCACGCTGGATCTGGGCAAACGTCTCTTCGGCATCGCGGCCATAGGTCGCCGCAATGTCGGTGTGGCTGATGATGCCGTTCTGCAAGCCGACGACAGCCGCGTTGATCTCCTTCAGCGGGTCAACCCACTGGAAGCCGCGCGCACGCCAAGAGATGCCCATTGAGAACTTGTCGAACTTGCCCGGCCCGTTGATCGGAATCAGGGCGAAGTCCATCACATGGGCCATCCAGACGCGGAAGAGCGGATCGATGAAGTGTTCGATGAAGAACCGCTGTTGCGTCTTGTAGAAGTCCCGCTCTTCCAGCGCACCCTGCCGCACAGATGAGTAGGACGTGCCTTCCAGATCGTTGGCCAGCGCGGTGTAGCTGATGCCCAACCCGCCAGCGATGCCGCGCAGGATGGCCTTCTCAAAGTCAGCAAAGGCCGATGTCGGATGCGTCGGGTCGAAGGCCTTGAAGTCAACGCCAGCCGGAAGCTGGTGGAACGTGCCAGCCTCGGCGTCGTAGATCGGCGTGAAGGTGTCTTCGAACCCGTCAGCCGTGAAGCCATCGCCAGCGGGAGACGTGAAGAAGCCCATCTTGGCCGCGCCGACACGGGCCGCTACCAGTTCAGCCTCACGATAGCCGTGCAGCATCTTCAGGGCTGGCATCGCCGTGACCAGTTCAGGCACACCGCGCGTCTGATCGGCCCGCTCCTGATTGTAGACGTGCATGATCTGGTCAGCCGGGATGCGCTCACGGAAGATGCCCGTGGTCGTCGTGGTGTAATCATAGTCGCCGGGGTTGTTCACCAGAACGTGATAGGCAGATACCCGGCGGGTCTTGCTGTCCAGTTCGACGCCCATGCGGACCTGATTGCCGTTCCGCAGCGTCTCGTTCATCTGCTCATCGACCCGGTCAGGCTCAATGATCTGCACACCGATGCCATGCCGCAGGTAATTCTTGCGGACGATGTGCAGAAACACCTCGCCGTCACGCTTCACGCCGCGCACAACCGCATTCGATAGGTCGGCCATCGACATCTTGCCATCAACTGTCGGTCCGCCGAGGCGGCAGAACTCGGCCCACGCGCCTTCGATGATGTTGTTGCCAGCCATGTCGATTGAGCCGTCGATGTTGCGGCCCTTCAACTGAAGGCGGAACCCATTCTCGCCAACCACGTTGGTCTGCATCAATTGCAGATAGCGCCGGGCGTATTCGTTGTTGCGCTCCAGATCGCGGGCGCGGTTGCGGAGATCCCGCAGCACCCAGCGGATCTCAGAATCGGCAGACTTGTTGCTGCCCTTGAAGTCCATGTACAGGCGGCCCTTTGAGGCTGCCAGATAATCCCGCTTCCCGGTTGCCTTTTTCTGGCGCTTGAAGATGTCCAAGAAACCCATCAGCCGAACCTCACCTTCACAGTTGCGCCACTGGGCTTGCCTGATTCAATCCGCGTTTTGACAAGTTCCTGAGTGTACTCAGCCTTGTACCTGTCGCGGGCTTCCATGAGTTCCGCGAAGCTCATCTTGGTCAAAGAGCGGCCAGCGATGCTGTAGCTGCCAACGTCGCTGTCGGCCTTGCCCTGCAAGATGGATTCGATCTTACCAATCATAATCTGAGCATGGCTGCGCGGGTCAGAACCGTTGTCGTCTAGGTCAACAATGGCCGACCAATCTCCACGCTGGATGACAATCCGGCTGCTGTCAGATGTCCTGACGATCTCAAGCTGCCAATGATAGTCCCCGGCAGTGAAGCCAGACGATGTCGCGCTTGGGATGGTGAACAGATAGGTTCCGCCAGCCTCGGTCGCCACAACGGTGAACTCTGTGCTGCCACCACCGCTGATACGAGCGACATACTGTGCGCTGTACAGCGCAACCGGGTAATCGGCCACAAGATCCGATCTTTTCCATTGGACGAAGTCCCCAAGAACAAACTTGAGAGGTTCGACCTCAGGAGCATTGGCAGCGTCGAAAAGATTGGCCATTATTTGTACCCGTGGACGAACCCGCTTCGCATAGGCATCGCAGGCCTACGCGCGGACCTGTCTTGCCTGTCGGATGATACCTGATTTTGGGCCTGACTGTAAACAGCTTCTAGGTTTAGGTTCAGGATGGCCAAAGCAGCCGTCGCATAGACCCGGCAGTCAAGCGCCTCGTTGCGTGTCCGCACCTTCGCCCACTCCGTCCTCGGCCTGCCCTTGAAATACCGGGTGACCTTCTTTTCAGCCGTCAGCATGCGGAAATACTCTTCGCTGCGACCGACCGGGAAGTGGCAGTAACCCTCGCCTTCCTCCTTGATCTTCAGCCGCGCGTAGACGATTTCCTTGGCCGTGTCGGTGCCGACCGGGAAAAGGTTGATCTTGCCGATGTTGTTCTTCGTCGGCCTGCCCACAATCGGCTTGCCCTCGCCGCCGATCCCTTTGATGGCGAAGACACGGCGGCCCGCCCGAAGCCGGGCATAGTTGTAGACCTGCTGAGTGTAGTGGCCACCAGAGTCAACGCAGACCGATCTGATCACCATCTCGCCGCGCGGATGGTCAAACTTGCGTGCCAGCGTGATGTCCAAGCGGTTCCACAGTTCTGCCGAAGACGGGTCGCCGTACATCGTCTCATAGGCAATCGACCAGCTTTCCTCACCCCGGCCCCAGCCGACAATCTCGACTTCCAAGCGGT